GTTAGGTTTGCAAGACCGTTTCCAATCAAACCTATGGTCATAAGAAATACTGGTCCAAGACCGCCAATTACCCCAGTGATTACGGCAATAGCATTTTTCACTGGGTCTGGAAGATTGTTAAATGCAGTTGCTATATTAGAAAGGAATTCCATAATTGGCATAATCCCCTTAAGGAATGCCTCTCCAAGTGGAGCAATAGAAAGTTTTAGATTTTCTAGCGCTGCCTGAAACTTTACAGTGGTCGATTCTTCAATCTTTGACAATTCTTTCTCAGATAGTTGAGCAAGTTCTTCCATGGACATTCCCATAAGATCCATTGCCCTAGATGCCTGACTTGAACTATCTGCAATGTTGTCAAACAGTGCTCCCATTCTTGCATACTGATACTTACCAAAGATCTGTTCCAATGCCTGCTGTTGCTCAAACTCCCCAACAACACTTAGGGCATCTCCGAATGCCTTTACTGTACCAAGCAAATCTCCACGATTCTGATTGATAATTTCTGTCATGTTGATTCCCAACATTGACAAAGCCTCTTGCGCTCTATTTGTTGGATTAATTAATGATGCTAGACCAGACTTTAAAGCGTTAGCACCCTGCTCTGCTGATACACCACCCTCTCTCATTGCGGTGAGGAATACAGCAAGATCTTCTACGCTACCACCCAAACCTTGGATGACTGGTGCTACTCTTGGAATAGCAGCAGCCATATCCTGAATAGTAAGAACAGTTTGGTTTTCTACAGCGTTAAGAAAGTCAATCTTTGTTGCTAAATCTTCTGATTCAATTTTAAATGCAGATTGTAGAGAAATAGTTGCATCAAGTGCTGTATTGTAATCCATTTGACCAAGGGTGGCAAACCTTAGGGTCTGCTCTGTTGCCTGAAGCATATCGTTATTAGAAAGACCTGTTGCTGCAACGCGAGCCCCTGTGTCAAGTGACTGAGAGACTGAAATTCCATACTTTGTATACTCTTTACCAAGATCCATTAAGGCATCTCTGTTTTTGTTCATTTCGCTAGTTGTGGTAGACAGATCTCCGTATACTCTCTCAAAGGCTACCGTTGCCTTGTCTATTTCCATAAACGTTTGTGCAGCAACAGTTCCCAAAGCAGCGAGAGGAAGGGTAAATCCAACCATCAACTGGCGACCAGCCCATTGAGTGTTTTTACCCCAGTTTAGAAGTTTTGTAGATCCATCATCAATCAATCTATTAAATACTTGCTGTCTTTGTGAAGCCATTGCCATCTCTGTTCCATAACCCTTGCTAAGGTTATTTGGAACAATAGCCATTGCTTCTTGCAAGCCGCGTGAGGATTTTCCAAGAGCAACATACTGAGTCTGCATTCTTTTGACGCGATCAGTTACTACTCTCTCCATCATGGAGAATTCTTTAGAAAATACCTTGCTCATTCCAGGTAGTTGAGAACCAGCGTATCTTGAATACTCTCCTAAAGATAGTTGACCCTTCTCTAAAGACCTAGAAAATCTATCAACTGTGCTTGTTACTGGAACAATTCTTGCATTGAACATCTTTGTGGCATTTACGCCATCCATCAATGCTCTGTTCATTGCTTGGGCTTGCTGAGCGCCCTGCGAATTTATTGCTGTAAAAGATTGATTAAAGGATGATATCTGTGATTGAAGTTGTCTTAACTGAGCCTGTGCTTGTGATGTATCAATAGATACTTTAATATTAGCGTTTACATCAGTCATCAATCGTCACCTAATCAATTATATCATTAACCAAAGGGATTTTTAGGCTCTTCTCCCTTAAGATCCGAATACTCTAAACCATCCCCAATACCAAACCCTGCCTTTGCTGCATTCCTGCCTTGCAAAGAAAGAATATCGTTTGAATCGGCTGGCTGACTGCCTCCAAGTACACGATTTTTTAGGTCTTCCCACTCTTGTTGACCACCAGAACTGTTTCCAGAACTCTTGTCTAAATCTATTCCTTGAATTGCTGCCAAGAACTTTTGATTTTCATGTTGCAATTCTCTAGATGCTGATAAAGTAGAAAACAATTCTGGCATAGAAAGACTATTTTCTAAATCTTGATAATCTTTCCATTGACCCAAAAGAAATATTTCAGATTCAATTTTGGCGAGATCTAGTTCGTTCCAAGTAGAGCCGCCGCCTGATCGTTTCCCTCAGCGTCCAACTTGATTCCCGAAGAAACCTCAATGATCTTGTAAACCATCTTAATATCCACTACATCCTCAAACCTTTCACGGTCCTCAGATAGTTCTGGAGAATACTGCTTCATTGCAATCATTGCACACTCAACAAGAACATCCATTGAATCTACGTTATTTGTTGCAACTTCAACCACTGTGTCAAACTTCTTCATAAATTCACGGAGAAGAGAGATCTTTAGCGGTCGCATCTCAATCTTTGTTCCGTCCATTAATTCTAGTTCTACTGTTTCATAAACTGATGTAGCCATTTTTTCCCTTTCTAGGTCTGGTTGCACAATTATATCATGACAAAAGCCCCCCTGCAAGTAGCAGGAGGGCCGTTGCCTATTAAATTGTATTGGTTTTTATTATGAAGTTGGAACTAGACGGTCAACGATCTTACCGTAAGAACCATTGTTTGCTGGTAGCAAACGGAAAGAAACTTCAAACATTGAAGCCTCGTCACGCTTTGCAGATACTGTAACGTTCTCAATTGAGAGCGCACGGTAAGCAACGTAGATTCTTTCGATTGTTGAACCTGCTGCACAGTCACCTGTACCAGGACCAATTGCGATCAAACCACGCTCTACGGGACATTCGCCAAGTTCACCTGACTGTAGTTCCATTACGTTAGCGTAGTTGACTGTTCCTGTCTCAAGTGGGTTATCCATAAGAACATCTGAACTTAAGGAGCCTGCTGGAGCAGCGATGGCTACTAGAAGGTTTTCTAGTGTAGCCTCAGCGAAAGCAGTATTCATATTTACTGTCATTCCCTGCTTGTATAGTTTTGCAACGTCAAGCAACTGGTCTACCTGAACTTCACCGAAGTCTGGCTGGAAAGACAATTCAAGACCGTTTGATGTGTAACCTACGTTACGAACAACAGCGGAGTTTGAAAGAGCCTCACGGTATGATGTGCCAGCGACGAAATCTGGTAGAGCAGGGCTTGTATTTGTTGGATCGAATTCGGCAGATGTGGATACGAACATTGCTGCTGCACCGACAATAATCTGCTTTGAATCACCACGGGTATAAGCCATATTTATTTCACCTCTTTTTTCTTTTTGAAATTATAGGGGCGTTTCCTCATTTACAATTATACCGCTTTTTATGAAAGAATTTGATCAATAGATTCTGTGAGATGATACTGAGCCTCAATAATAAATTCAGTAACATAAAATGGCCTTGTAGAAAAGTCCCTTGAGGCTGATGAGTTAGTCTGCAATACTCTTGTAGAATGAAAGTATACTCCTGATGGAGTTGTTTGAGATCTATTCCAATCATTAATGTCTTGAGCAGAATCATCTTGCCGATCTAAAATATACTGGAGGGCCATTCCCCATTCTAGAGTTTGCTCTTCTTTGCCCTTTAAGGCATAGACGATGTGCTCTTTCTTTATGTATGGAAACGGAGATCCAGTTATTTTCAACATGCGGTCATAGATAATGTAGGGCTTGTTTTCCCAAGCCTTTACTCCGCTGGCTGAATCGCTCATTGGAAAAAATGGTATCTTATTACCATAATTTTTCGTTTGTCCAAGAGTTGAATCAAGTTGTTTCATGGTATCCCACAGGTATCCGTTGATTGTTAAAACTGGTAATGAAAATTGTGAAAAACTCATGCTATCTCTCCAATCTTTGATACGCTAAGGTACTGTCTTCCTGCTTTTACTCCAGCGCCTCTTCCTCCTGATGAAAATCCAGATAAAAATTCATCTGCTGTGCTTAGATCTTTTATTAATGGAGAAAGCAATGCATTGGTTAGGTACTGTTCAAAAAAATCATTTACAGCCTCACCAAATGCTCCAGCAACTTCATCTCCACCAGGATGTTCAATAACTATTGCAGTATTAACAAATACGGTTTCTCCCTCATCTTCAAAAACTAGAACGTCTGAGTTTCTTGGCGTTATGGTTATTGCTATCCCATTTTCCATTATATTTGCCTTGTCAACAAACGGCTCTCTGCTTGTGTCAGAGATGCCCTTTGATGGCAGAAAACTTCCTATAAAGTTAATTTTGTTCTTTGTTGCCACAACATTAAACTTAAACAGTCTTCCCCCATCATTCCCCACCATGTTTGGTTCATATACATGATGCAAAGAGTTGGGATGCATTCTTGCCTTAGAATCAATGTATTTATTTAATCCTTCTGCCACAAAACCACCAAGAAATCTCATGAAGTTGACCTTATCCATCTCTACTCCATCTAAAAATCCATACGAATAGTCAACAGAGTTTTTTAATCTTCTGTCTATGTCTGATGAATCAAACTTAACCAAGATCAAGGTCATTCAACTCCTGAAAATCAGATCTTTCTAGTTGTATCTTGTAGTATTCAACTGTATTGAATGGACCCACAAATGGCTGACAAGTTTTTATTTCGTATACCGTTGGCTTTCCTTCATAATCTCCATTTGTTTCTATAAAGAAAACCTCATCACTACAATTGCTTGCACGAATATTTGTCACAAGAATGTGCGATATAGGGTGATAAAGTCCATCCAGCGCTTTACGAGGATCTGTTTTAAATCTTCCATAAAGCATTGTTTCTAAACGATAGAATTTAGAATCATCAAAGGTGAAGTTATTCTGATTGCTAACATCTCCTACGGTATAAAATGAACAATCTTCCGTCATGTCGTATTCCCACACCTTGTCTACTTTCCCATACTTATCTTGTACTTCTGAAGCATAGTATATGTCGCATTTCATTTGGAAAAATAGACTATTGCAGGCATTTGTTCCAAACAAGGACATTTAGATCACACCTAGACGATAAATTGGTCTGACGTAAGCAGAAAGAATCTTGTCTGCGATACGGTTTCCAGTATCTTTAAACACCCTGTCATCAAATGTTAGATCGAATTGGTCGCTCTTGTAATCCTTGATGTATGAATTGATGTAAGGAATATTGTTGCACTTTAAATCATTAATGATTAATTGTGCTGCCTGCTTAATATCTTGTGGAATTACAGGCCAGCCAGCCTCTACAATAACTGTATAATCCCAATTAGAGGGAAACATTGGAGATCCCCCCGCTCCGTCAGTAAACATTTTTGTATCATATGATGTTGCTTCTGAGTAGTTTGGTGAGTCATTGGTGTTGTATAAGGTAAAGGAGTCGGAAGCGCCCTTAATCCTGTAGGGGGCACGAGATTGTAGTCGGTTATATCCTGTAGATCCTGGAATTGCTACGCTTATAGCGCCCTTATCTGGCGTAATGTAGTAGTTGTAGGTGTTGGTCCAAGTTTCTGGGTCTAGGGGTTCTGAATCATAAACTAATACATCGTTTTCGTAAACACGAACAATTTTATTTAATCTAAAAGGAGCAGCAAGATAATCGTTTCCAAGTCCAACAGTTTCTACTGTTTCGCGCTTGTACATAAATCCGCCAGTAATAGAATTAATGATTGCTCTTGCAATGGCCTCATACATCTTTGCATCAGCAATATCGTCTGCTGTTTCGGCAATTAGTGTTGGATCAACATACGGGCGCATAATCGTAATTGTATCTATCCAGACTAAATCTCCAAGAATTGAACTTCCATCTTCGTTTGTTCCTTGCTTTACATAAACTTCTCCACGATATTCATCATCGTAGCGAGAAAAATAGTTTGGGAGGTTTGTTGAGATTACCCCATCCCCATCACTTGTTAGTGCTACTTCAAGAAGATCCGTTGCATGATCGTCAAGAATTGTTAAAACATAGTCTGTGTCTGGATCAAATCCACCTTGACTAAATGCTAGTGGGAATGGTTGTAATCTTGTAATCTCCATCTATTTATTTGCCGTAGTATGTGGATACTTCCTCGGGGGATGCCTTGCGAACACCCTGCCTTCCAAGCCACTTTTCGGCAGCCTCCTTAGTTACAATATTGTATCCTGTGCTTAGCGATCCAACGCTAGTCCAACGCAGGTTTCTTGCTGACCAAAGGGCTACCTTGTCATCTTCTGACTTCTTTGGCTCCTCAACGGTTGTATCGGTCTTTCTTCTTAATGCTGAATCTGCGGCATTTGAAACGAATACGCCATCGGCGTTGTTATTTGTGTTTGAATTTCTTGGGGCACTGGTATTTGCTGGACCCTTAATAACCTTATCGGAAATTTCTGGTTCTGATGCCTCCTCAATAGAAACATCGTTTACTTCTACTGGTGCTTTTTCAGCAGCCTTCTTTGTCGCAGTAGTTTTCTTAGCGGCGGTCTTTTTTGCAGCAGTCTTTTTTGCAACAGGCTTGTCCTGTGTTACTGAGTCTGAAATAGTATTTAAATCTTCCATGGTAGTTACCTTTCTCTTTAAGATAATTATATCAGACATGCCAAAGGGGGAGAGTTTTTTAGGCTCTCCCCCCATAGGCTAACTGTTTATTTATTAGGAAGACGCAACTGATGTGTCAGCGAATGCTACTGCATCCAGTTCTTCCCATGTGATTCCGAAACGGACAAAGATGGTGTACTCAATTGTATCCTTCTTTGGCTTGTACTCACGGTTCACAGTGATATCGCGCTGGAAGCCCCAAACGCGGTTCTGTGGGAATGTGAGATCGACGAAATCTGCTGGGTAGTAAGGAACTTCCTGAACGTCAATGCCAAGGACACGGGTAGTGCGAGCACCACCGAATGTCTGACCATTGCCATTAAGGTAATCCTGACGGTTTGCAGGTGTACCTGCTGGCTGACCAGCAAATGCTTCTGCGATTGCGTCAGCGAGTGTTCCGTTCTTCTCAACGATTCCTGCGAAAACATCTGTTCCAGCATAGAACTTGAGACCTGACTTGATTGCGCGGTACTTGCGTGGCAATGCATAGATAACTTCCTGCATGACCTGTGGTGTCCAACCAAGTGTTACGTCAACAACTGCTTCATGAGCATCTCCTGTTGTCTTAACTTGATTAACGAAACCGTTCATGATTCCTAGGAATGGATCTACACCTCCGTTGCCGTTAATAGCAAGATCCTCAAGGTCGTTACCAAATGCGCTTGTCATCAAGCGAACTAGGTGGTCCTCAAGGGCTGCACCCTCAACGTTGTCTTCAAGTGCTTCAGTTGAAACTTCCCAATCCAAACGGATCTTCTTTGTAGTAAGTTCAACCTTTGTGAATGTTGCCCCAGCGTTCTGGTACTCACCAAGAGCCTGTGAAGCCGCACGAATAACGCGCTCTCCAACGTTGACCTTTTCAAGTTCAATTGTGTTTGCACGCATTGTAACTCTACGTCCGTCTTGGGCGAGAACTGTTGCATCCCAAACATAGTCGATAAAACGACGAGCCTGCTCAGGATTGAGGATACCACCAGGAGTACCAGTTGGATTAACTGCATTTGCTCCATCGGTGGAACCCATCAAAGCGTTAGGAATGTTACCTGGGGTTCCCCAAGCATCACCACCAACTACTGGGTCTGTGCCTCCAATTCCAAGGTTTGCGACTGCGCCCTGACCCTGATATAGACCTGGGTTTGGATCGCCGTACTCGCTTGACTCTGAGGGCTGATTCTTTAAAATTTCTTCTGCCATTTTACTTTCACCTCCTGTGATTTCTTTTATTAGTTAAATAGGTCGGCATTTGTGAGGAAACGACCGCCCCATGAAGAATGTGACTTCTCCATTATTACTGGTTGTTCCTGCAAGATCTCGCCAAGATCAGCAGACTTACGGAAAGCGGTGTCCTTTTCCACAGCATCTACACGCTTTCCAAACTTATCCTTTACTTCTTCAACCTCTGTGCTAATTCCAGCAACTGCCTTGTTGATGCCTTCAATCTTGGCATCAAGAGCCTTTACTGTCTCAGCAAGAGTGGTTAGAGCAGAAGAAAGACCTTCTGAGATGTCTTCGATCATCTTAGTTGTGGCATTGGTGTCATCTTCGCTTACAGCGCTTACTGCCTCTGCCTTCATTGTCTCTTCTTCTTTATCTTCTTCCATGTCGTCTTCTTCAATTTCGATTTCTACTGCCTTTTCAACTTCTGGTTCATCAGCCTTGACTACTTCTGGCTCATCAGCCTTGGTTGTCTCAGCGCCTTCAACAGAAACCTCTTCGACAGGAAGCGCGGTTGGCTCTGGATTGACCTGCTCTTCTTGAGCAGACTTTTCAATCTCATCTACAACAATAATATTTGAGTCCATCTTGCTTACCTCCTTTACCTCTGATTTACTAATCGCATCAACTTTTTCTAATGAAGAAATGTTTTTGATAACGCGACGATTATTTGGTACTATTATACCTTCTATTTGTGAATATTGTTTTATAATCACAACTGGATCATCAGATTTTGCAATTATAGCAACCTCATCTGATGAAAGTCTTGCCCCACCCTTAAAAATAATTTGCATTACGCGACCATATGAATCACCAAATTTAACGTAAGATCCTTCTCCTATGTTCTTGAGAATTTGACTATTTTTTATTTCTCTTACCATTCCTTTGACCATAGAAGCCTTTTCAGAATCATTGCTTTCGACAAATCCAATATTGTTCATGTTGCAATCGCATTGTGGACAAGACTTGTTTATGTCATAGGACATTTGAATGATGTCATCCTGCCTGCACCAAAAAACGTTTTCGGTTGTAGTCTTGGATAGATATCCTGTTGCTACACCCTTTTCGATACTAAATACATTTGCAAACTGATTTGCTGGATTGTCTACTAAAGAAAGTTCACTTAAAGAATATTCCTTAATTACTTGGTACTTCTTTCCAAGATCTTCATCATATACATCTTCTGAGTCATGAATTTCTCCACCAATAGAAAATCCAGTAAGAGTTCCGTCAAGAACCTTTTCCCAAGTATCTTGAGCACCCTTGCTTACATAAGCAGAAACAACAATTCCGTTGTAGAACTTGCTTGACTCTGTATCAAAATATGTGTCTTCTTTGAATGACACCACCTTGCCTACAGCAACTGGTTGATGCATTTCTCTGATATTCCCACGGAAATTTTCAAATGCTTTGAGGCTTGCCTCTTTGGGCACAACGTCTCCTTGACGGTCAAGGTTATCTAGGGTTGCGAAACCAGTAACAATTCTACGCTCTTTGTCAACCTTATTGATTGGCATAGAGAGACGAATTGACGAGTCCTTTGTGGACCAATGCGCTTTAGTTAGTTCCATATCATTACCATTATACATTATTTTTTTTTATCAAATCGTTATGATGTCTTTGGGCCTTCGCCTTTTGGATTTCTTCCACTAATTGCTGCTGATCCATCGGACTGATTTGCAGATCTCTCAGCATCTCTCTGACGGTTTTGAGCATTGTTGGCGCGAGCATCTGTCGCTTGCCGTGGAGTCATTTCCATGGGAACATCTCCGCCTTCCATTTGTGGAAGACCCACTCTTTCTCTAGCCTCATTAGGAACCATAATCTTATTCTTTACAAGTCTTTCAAGAATTTGGGATTGGGCAATTTCATCAGTTAAACTAACCTCATTAAAGTTAAGTTCAACAATGTCTGTCTTCTCACGAACAATCTTGTTAACAGCCTTCGCAACATATTCCTGCAATGGCTTTGCTACTTGATCCCTAAAAGTGCGATCCTGAGTCATAGCGGCAGCAAGTCCAGCATCAATTCCGCCCAATTTGGACAACGGAACTTGGTGAGCCATAAGGATGTCGTCTCTATTTCTTTGACGATATTGATTAAATGATGCCTCCTGCACACCATTTTCAACTGGGTGCATCTCAAACTCAATCTTTTGTCCTTC